GCCATATCCATTTTCTTGGTTGATCCTACTGCCTGCTTTTCTACTTGATTAAAACCCTGAGTCAGTTTTGATAAGGCCTTTAGTGCAGCTTTCTCTTCGACCGTAATTTCAACGCTTACTTCGTTTGCCATATTTCGCCATCTTCTCTTCGTGCTTGATTCTACTTTCTTCTTTTAAATTATGAATTAAATTAAACGCTTCGACAATTTTAGCAGGTTGCTCTAGCAAAGAACCCGGGAAGGGCATGATTCCATCCTCAAATCTGTAGTGAACATTGATGATCGATGCCCAGTAATTAGAAAAGAACCTAGCAGGACAATGATAGTAATTAATTTTAGTGGCTGATTGCATGGGGGTGTTTGAATCTCCCCTATACTTGAGAATAGCACTAGGGAAAGTGTCAAAGCATCCCTTTCTTTCTTGATGTTTTCTCTGCCTATCTTCATCTCTGGGATAGTGTCTCTTGCACTTTGAGCAGTTAAATTCTGGCTCTGTCATCGCCATGTAAGTTGAGACAATAGAGACATAATCTTTTTTACTAAGAGTGTTTAAAAGGTCAATTCTGCGTGTCAGGTAGCTTATTAATTCATTGCCTGATGCATTTTTTATCCTGACCTGCTCTTTTTGCTGATCAGTTCCAAGTCCACCCCCTTGACCTTCTTTTTGGTTTCGGGATCTATGATCTTTCCAGGAAATTCATTAAGGCATTGCCAATGTGCGACAAGGTATTCTGACTTTTCTTGTATAGTAAAGACTTCGCTTACACATTCATCGCTAAGAGAATCCCCTTCAAATTCAAGCTCATACGGCTCACCCGATGCATCAGTGATGCCATCTAAACCCTTAAGACCATATTTAATAAGCAATGTTTGCGCTCTAAGTAGATCAAATACTTCAAATCCAGACTTATCAATCTTTGTCTGTTCTGCAATTTCAATCTTCTGAAGCTGATTAAGGGGAGCAATAGTAAAGGTAACTTTATTAACTTTGATCTTGATGCGATCAGACATTCTTAGGATCATAAAACCTCAATAAAAAAGGGGAGTAATCACCCCCCTATTCTATTTAAAGTTTGTGTAATGTGTCTAGATGAATGAGATAAAAACTGAGTCATTACCTGCTGATCTATGTGCCTTAAGCTCTAGGTCATCAGTTGCAATCCCATCTTGATCACCTGCGGGGGATGCAATCACCTTACACTGTGGCAAATGAACAGCTACACATTCAGAGAACTCTCCTGCTGTTGCACTTGGGTTATATGCATAAAAGAACACTGACTTATCATCATTGTCATTAAAAGCATCCCATTCAGTAAGGCTCGTATCATCCATGTATTTTTTAGCAGAGAAGGTTGTTACCTGATCCGTGATTCTGCTAGACACCTTTCCAGATTCATTACAAGCGTCAATTAGGAATGACAGTGTGTTCTCGATGCTCATAGAAAGCTCTGAGTAGCTATACTTGACCCCGCCAATGTAAAGACAGGCCTCTAATGCTACTGGAGGTAATGCGTCTGCTGTGAAGTCTGGAGTTGCTGATTGCGCTGAGTCAGCTCTTTCAAGAGACAAGCCACCTAATGAAAAGTTACAAGTAGGGATTTGACCTGCACTAAAATTCTCCAAAGAAAATGACTGCCCTCGCATACCTGCTGCACGTTGCTGGATCTCATTGCCGATATTGTGCTCCATGGAAAGTGATGGGCTGTTAGATGTGTCACTAAAATAAACTGTATTAGCCTCAACCTCTACACCATCAGATGGCGCACCGTTCTCAAGTGCAAAAGCTAATGTGATTGATGTTGCCCCAACTGATGCAACTGGTCTTAGCTCAAATGCCCCGGCTTCTTTGACTAAAACAACGTCACCCTTTGAGAAGTTTGGGGCTCCCCCAAATTCCAAAACTGTTGATGTATTCCCTGTTGTAGTAGATTGTGCAGCAGCGTTTCTTTTGCCACCCAGTGTGGTTCTAAGTAAAAGATCAAGTCTCTGAGGGCTACCTCCTGCAGTTGCTGATGCTCCAAATTCAACTGGAATCTCTGCCACGACTTCTGCAATACCTACACGACTTGCTTCTTGTTCAGTTGAGCTTCCAAGTGTGTTTCTAGCAAGCTCTTCTCTTGTTTTATTAGCACTAGTGCCTTCGGCAAGTGCCTCAATATATTCTGTGCCTGCACTTGGAGAGTTATACGTTCCTTCCGTTGACTCGACCTTAAGTGCAACACTTGATTCATTATTTACTACACCGATAGCCATTGCTTTCCCCTATGTTGATTTTCTATGCTTTACAGTAAAGCTCATTCTTACACTAATTACATTATCAGCAATCTTTTCTGGTTCGTCGAGTGATAGCTCACTGACCAGATAGACCACTGATGGAATACCTAACTTTGATTGAAATAAGTCCCTGTAAAGGGTTTCCATATCATCATAAATTGCTTTCAAAGCTGATCTTTCTGCATTGTCATCACTACGACCCCCAAAGTCTTTAGTAAGAATCACAAAGAACTCTTGATCCATAGTGATAGTTTTGAAGGTGCCTTCTACTGATGAGCCTGCACCTGCACCTATTCCATAAGCATCATCAGATGCTCTTTTATTGTTTTTCTCTACATCATACGAGTATTTTAGTCTCTTATAAGATGGAAGGACTGCATTAACCCTAGATTCAATGGCGTTAAGAATGTCAGTCTGTGCGCTCATATCCTAACAATCCTGGAATCTCTTCTGTTTGTTCTTTCATTAGCATCTCTGATTCCATCATCATCAAGATCAATGTCTATAAAGCCATTCTTTTGGGCCATAGAATAAAGTCCATGGTAGTCTATGCTTTTCTGCCTCCAGATATCGCCTTCATCATCTTGCACATTAGAAAAGATTTTTGATAGTGCCAGATAAGTTGCTGCAAGCTTAATCTGCCCCATGTCTAATAAGTCAAAGGCAGTTAAGTCCTCAAAGTTCCCAGAGCTATTTCTTTTCTTGTCTCCACTATTCCTAAGAACCTGAATAATGTGATCTCTGCAAGCAACATGGGTCAGAATAAAAGAACTCTCTCCACTTGGTAAAAAATCACTGATTTCAAAATACTCTCTTTTGAGATCCTGATCATCTGCAAAAACAATATTAAGTCCATTAACAATGGTAGATGAATGAGTCACTGAAGGTCTAAACCTATACCAAAATTGCTCTGTACCATTGACTGTTGTCTTAGCTTCATCATTTTGACCCCTATCCCATGACATAAAACCTGATCTAGTAAAGGACTTAGAGTCATCAAAAAAACCTGCCAAGCTTGTCCAGGCTGTTCCGTTGTAGAATTCCCCCGTAAAAGATCCTGTATTTGTGTTTGCAGTTCCAAGCTCTACAAAGAAGTTATTGATAGGCTTATAATAACCAACATAGAGATAATCTTCATCTTGATTCAGATCAGTTGTGAAAGTATCTCTATCAAATGCTAATGCCTCATTTGAGTAATCAGAAAAAGAGCCATTATCATCATGCAGCACTGTTAATTTATTCTTAAGCTGTAACATAATTACCCCGCTACTTTTGTTTCAATGTGTCTTATGAGGTTTACTTTCAAACAACAGTCATTTACTCCCGTTTTCTTGTAAATTACTCTTAGCTTGGTTCCTTGTGGCAAATAAGATAAATACTGTTCAAACAAATGGACTCCATTAATTGCGGCAATGTCGGCAAATTCGTGAATCAATACATCTAAACTATCAACAAGCTGGAACTTAATTTCATCATTAATATTGGAATTTATTACCTCGTACTCGGCTCCGGTCATATAACTATCAACATTAACTCCATTATGTTGAAGTTGCTCAACTGTCCAATCAAAAACATTGTCACCAGAGGCGAGTTGATTAGTTGCTAGTATCTTTTTGAATTTTAATTTGTAGTGTTTTTCTTTATCCATAATCAATCAACGTAGTAGGTTATAACGTGCCCTTTTGCTTTTTTTTCTCTTATTACAATTGAGAATCCTGATTCAAATCTGAGAGGGTATCTAGGATAAAAGACAAAACATTTTTGAGAATCGTAGTAAGCTATTGGCACAGGCCCAAAGCCTGCAACAAACTCGATTTCTTCCAAGACTTCGCAACAAAAGTCATAGACCACAACCCCGTCAACTGTTAGCTCAACCTCGGCTTCCTTTTTCTCAATGTCTAGAACTATTGACTCAAGTAAGCCAGAACCCGTATAAGAAAAGACTGTTCCATTAAGGTCAGTGTCGTCTTTTGACCACGCAACTCTATACTTGGAACCCTCAAAGGTTGGAGTGTTGTCTGGACTTAAGTCGCTAATCGTTCCCATTGTCAATCTTCTTTATTTTGGGCTTGTCTAAGTCAATTATAAACTTTTCTAGCCTGTCAAACCAGTCAAAGAGGGCGGCAACTTGTGTTACCGCATCTCCTTTAATCTCATATTTTCCGTTTTTGATTACTTGCTTAAGAGCTAAGTAATTCTTATGCTGCAAATTCACTTACTCGAATCTCCCCTGTTCCACCTGAAGTAATGGCCCAAATATCTGCACCAGTGTCAAAGCTGAATTCAGCACTTGAGCCTTTAGGGATCTTAACCCCATTTGAAACTGTCACTGTGTTATCAGGGCCGATAAAAATATCTCTACTTCCTGTATTTTGTAACAACATGCTGCTTCTGTTTGAAAGTGGCGTAGAAACAAGTTCCCCCGCTGTATCTGTTGGAGTCTCAACGGTATTCTTCCAGCTTGAAACATTTCCAACTGTAACAACCCAAGGACTGGTTCCTTGATTGACGGTTAAGTACCCCGAACCATCAATAGATAATGCTTGCCCTGCCGCTGTTTTAATCTCTACAGAGTCCTGCGCACTTGAAAGATCACGAATATCTAAATCAGTTGCACTTACTGTGACTGTTCCATTAATGTTTGATGTAATAAAACCAGACCCGTCAATGGCAAGCTCTGTGCCCCCACTTGATTTAACTGCAATAGATGCTGATGATGAGTCGATTAAGTCTAAAGTAATCATTTTCCTACCCCCAGGTGATTAACTCAACCACTTGTGATGGCTGATCCGTTTGAAAATAAATTGTTAATGAAGGAACATTTAACCCTGATTCACGATAAGAACTACCACGAGGAACACTTAAAAATGTACTCCCACTTTGACCACTTGTAAAAGCAAGTTTCAGATTTGCACTTGCGCCCCTAACTCTAATTATAAAGGCCTTTGTATTTGCTGGTAATGCTTGGCTTTCCTCAGTATTGGCTGATGTCACAGAGATATTATAAATACTAGGAGTTGAGGCAGATGTGCCATTAATATCCCCTGGATTAGAGATAAAAACATCAACAGCGGGCTCCCCTGTTCTGTCACTGGACTCTCTAAACTTTCTAAATTCTCTGTCTTTAATTGACTGCTCGGTGATACTCATTTGTTACCCCCGATAACTCTTTTAATCTGGTATTCCATTACATGCTTTTCAACATCAGCATAATACCAACAGACCCAGCGCTTGCCGTCTTTTTGAAAATCAAAATACTTAAACCACATTCCATGTTTAAGATTGTTTTCAAGGCATTTAAAAGATAGTTCTGATCTGGTTTTTGCCTCAATGGCAACAGGAACTAGTGTAGATTTTTCCATTCAATAAAACCAAAAAAGGGGGGTCAATGCCCCCCTAGTTGAATTAAGCTGCTGTCCCGATCATCACGGATCTAACACCTGAATCAAGTGTCTGAGTTCCGTAAAGACAATCGAGTGAGTATCTACGACCAAGATTAGCAAGGTCAAGATCACTCTGGAATCTTGGAGCAAATTGTTGGGCAAATCCAGCTGCTGATGGATGCCACATAATTGACTTAAGATCCTCAAAGTCATTGTGGACGATCACACGTACGCCGAAAACTCTCCCGATCTCGCCTGATACCAAAGGTTGCCCACCTCCATAATAATCCGCTCTGATGAAGTTAGTAAGCTTCAACATTGCCTCTTCTTGGGAAGGTGATACACCTAGGAAGCATTCCATTGGATCAATGTACTGCTGCTGAAGAAGTTTTCTAGCATTAAGAATGTCAGTCTCTTGAATTGTATCTGTTGGGTTGTTTGCATATCCAACTCTATGATCTGGAGCTGCTGCAGATGCTGCCTCAAGTCTGTTGATAAGAGCCTGGTCAATATCTCTGGCCATATCCTTACCAGCTTTCATCAATGCATCTTCTACAACTCGAACGACAGTCTGCTCAGAGGCAATGTCCTCAATCAACCACTGAATAACCTTGTGTTGGTCTAGCGCAATGCTGTCAGTGCTGTAAGTAATAGCCTGGGCATCGACTGCAGTATTTTCAGATTTTGAATTAACCGTAAAGCCGCCCGATTTGGGGATCTCTACCTGCTTTGATCCAGGCACTACTAAGTCAGAAAAGTTGCTCACAAGTGGAAGCATTTTAGATTCTTGTTGAAGGTACTCTTGTACTCTTGAGCTGATAACATCAATAGCCGTGCTATTTGTCTCTGTTACACCCATTAAAACGTCAGCCATTTTTTATCTCCTAGTTTTTAAAATTGATTTAATACTTTCTTTTAGCAGTGCGTCCTTTTCTAGGCCGCTCATCTCTGCCATTGTTTTTTGCCTTGGAGGCTTGCCACTTGGATTTGAGTTAACCATGCCTACTGGCTTGTCTTGCTTGAACAAATAAGGCTCATCATTTCTAAGAGCTTCAATAGCTTCTTTGACGCCCATAAAACTGGTTTGATCATCTGAAACCTGAACTGCATCAGAGTCAAGCACTGCACCAATAACCCGTTCTACTTTGTGAGCATCTTGGGCATACTTTGCCACTTCAAAATTAAGTGACTGTCTTAGTGCGTTTTCTCTAAGTGATTTCATTTGCTCACCTAAATCAAACTTTTCCTGCTTCTCTCTCTCAAGAAGTTCTTTCCAATTTTCAGACTTCTCAAGTTCCTGTTTCTGTTGACTATCTACTGAGTCTCTTAAGTCCCTGTACTTTCCAGCCCAGTTCTTTGACTCGCTCAGTAGCCTCTCATTCTGAGATGCCAGCTTTGATACCTGTTCCTGCAATGCTTCTAAATCAACTGATTGTCCTTCGACTTTTGATTCTTCTGCAACGACTTGGTTTTGTCCTTCGACTTCATCCATGTTTTCTCTCCTTGAAACCTTCGTTTCTATTATTATTTAAAATTAAATAGACACACTTTGTCTACTTAATGACAGATTTTATGGCTTCACCTAATGCTTCGACAATTTTGTTTTGAATATTTCTTGAAAAATCTTCTCCATCTTTGGGCAGCATCCTTCTGATGACCTCAGATTTTCCTGCACCCTCTTCGTTGTGATACTTAGCCTTCTCATCTGAAAACCAGACCCTGACATAGTTTTTGGCTTTTCTGGTTCTAATAGACTTGAGCATTTTGCCTGTCAGTTCTAGATTTCTTGGGGTTTGTTTCTTACCCTTTAAGTGCTCGTTAAGATCTTCAATAAAGTCCTTAGTGCCGGTTATTGGAACTATTCGACCGTCTATTTTTCTGAATGCGACCTTGTTATTCATCTGATCAATATAAGACTTAGAATATTTCTGGTACCTAGATTTGCCGCCAGTGTTCTTTTTGATGGCCGTTTTCTGATTAACTGGAGATATGCCTTTTCTAATGGTTGCCACAATTAATCTTGTAATGAACTGATTAACCTTTTTGAAAAACTTGGGCTTTGCAAGCTCTGCAAACTTAAGTGCCTTTAGTCGTTTTTTAATCTTCGCTGGCATACTCGTCTAATATCCTGTCGATACCCCTGCGAATCTCTTCTTTGAATTTCTGCTTAGAGTTTGGAATGAATTGACGTTTATTCTTATTGCCCCGCATTTTAGAACTCGGGTGACCCTTAAAACCAGAGTGATGGCCGTAAGCCTTGGCTGCTTCATCTTCATCGTAAATACCGACCTCAACAGTTCCAGACGCTTCATCAATTCTGTACTCTAAGGCGTCTAGCATATCGCCGTACAGCTCCATGTTTGCATTCTTGCCGCCCGATATCTTCGATTTAATTTTGGCATAAATAGGGTTAAGAGAACTCTTATAAGCACCGCCTTCAATTGGTGTTTTTGCACTACCAACAGAATCAAGTATTGAATCAACCAAAAACTCGCCTATCTCTTCTAGAGCTGCAGCCTTGTCATCTATCTTTCTCAGGCGTCTCTTCAGACTGATTGTCTTGCTGACTTCTTTCTCTGAAATTGGCACTCATGCCCCCCATGAAATCACTCATTTTATTTTGCTTCTCTTGTTTAATTTCTTCTAGCTTTTCTCTGGCCTGATCATCATCTAGATTTGGATCAATGACCTGCATTGCTTCAACCTCAGTGATTAGACCTAACTCCATCCTGGTTTTAATGTTGGCAAGGGTTTCCTGATCACTGATCATGACCTTTGCTTTAGGGAATACAATCCTAAATTCTTCATCGCCCAGATTAAAGTCCCCATAAACTTCCCCATATCTTCTAACGATATTGGCAACTTGCTTTTCTAGCTCTGCAAAATACATTTGGTTAGCATTGATGTAATCGCTCACATCTGCATTAGCTATGAGCCTTTCAAGCCCAGATGAGAACTCCCCTGCTGCTTGGCTTGCGGTGATCCCATGTTCACTTAGAACCTGCTCTGCATAATCCCTTAAGACATCTTGCATACCAGATAGATCAGGGTTTGCATTGATATAAGAAGCATCAGCCTGGTTCTCTGCACTATCCACTAATGGAAGGTTGATGGCAGTAGTCATCCCAGTATGGAGCTTTGCCATCTCGTAGCCCTCAGGCATCTTGAGCACTAGCTGCCCATATCCTTGGAGCGAGCTTGCAGTAAGAAGATCTGAAGCTAATAAGTTATAGACGATAGATTGTTCTGTGATCGGGTTCACAAAGGGAAGATCAATAGCAGATGATTTTGATGCAAAGACAAATGGCAACATCCCCAGAGGATTGATCATTGACTCATTCCCCTCTATTGGCATGTTGATAATTTCTTTTACCACACTGCCCTTAGCCCCCTGTGAGACTCTAGACTTCCAAACACTGTGATAATCAGCAGTCCACATTGCATAAACTCTACCCGTTGCAGATGAATCATTTTGAGATTCAGCAATAATCTGCTCCATATAATCAGTGTCACTGGTTGTTGTGGTGGTAATTTCAGCATCAGGATAATTGATAATAACAGCCTTTAATGCTCCACTTCTTTGATCTCTAACCACAAAGGATTCAAACCCCTTAAGTGAATGAAGGCAAAGCATGTTATCAACTCGATTAACCCAGAGCAGTCCATAGTGCTGTCTGTTAAAGTCTCTTTCAAAGTCTTTAAAGCCTTTATTGAAGTAGCCCATCTCATAAACATCATTCAGGGTTTCAGTTGCTTCCCCCATTGTTCTGATAGGTCTTTCTTTGTATGCCTTACTAAGCTTTGTATTTACTTTTTTAGACAATGACACATCACTAATGCGCATAGTCGTGTAAGATTCAGGAAAGAGCTCTTGCAATCTTTCCACAATGTATTCACGCTGGGCACCTGTCTCAACTTTATAAGACTTATATTCTGCTATTCTTCTGTCTTGAGTTTGATTTGCTTCTATGTCCTCAATAAGAGTCTGGGCTATTGCTGGTGTTCTAATATCCATGATCTACCTTAGAGTGATGATTTTCTTCTCATTTAAGGTTATTTTATCTAATGCCCAAAGTCCATATCCGAGGCAATCACTAACGTGGGTTAAGAGTTTATTGTCGCCTTTTTGGTCTAGTTTGTTATCTTTCCAGGCTACTTTCTCAAGATCATTAATAAGTTTCTTTGCCCTGGGGTCTATCTTAACCCTGCCTGCTGCAAGCAATCTATTCACATTATTCACCCTGTCTGTAACAAAAGGGTTCCTGGTGGGCATGATCCTAAAGCCTCTTTCCTTTAAAATATCAAAGTCAGATTTCCCAGAGGTCTTTCTATTCTTACCAGTAGAGTCAGGAATTATTGTACACCCCTTGTAGCCCTTTCTTTCAAGCTCATGGGCCAGTTTATAGGTATCTGAGTTTCTTAAAAATACCTCATCAATAACATGCCATTCATTATTGACCTGCTGGAATAGGACACTGGTTGCAGGATCCACGTTGAAGTCCGTGCCACAAAAGACTGTACCTGGTACCCGTTCTAATTGTTCCACATGGAGCTCTCTGTTAAATTCATAATAGACTTGCCCGTCGTCTGAGTCCGTAAACATTCCATAAAGAAACCTGTTTCTCTCTTTCTCTGGTAATGATTCAAGCATTGATAGATATTCGGAATCAATGTTTTCAATATTGTCAGAGGGATTCATTAAGATTGATTTATAATTATCTGGATCTCTTAATGGTTCGCCATCGGCAGGGTTTAAGCCCTTAACAAATTGCCAATACGTCCAGTGTGATTTAGCAGGCGGGTTTTGGTCATACCAAGCTTTTTTCTGGAGCTCATTTTTCTCAGCTAATCTTGTAAGTAGCATCTGAACTGCTGAATGCGACAACTGACTACACTCATTGAAATGAACAGTCGAAAATTCTTTACCCAAATGTTTCTCAACTCTTTTAGCGTCATCTAGTCCACCTATAAAGTATTCAGACCCGTTCGGTGTTTTGATGTAGTAATCTGTTCTGTTCCACTCAATTTTGAGATCGGGGAAGCATGTATTCAAAACTGTCGGTAATGTATCCATCCAGATTGATGTTTTTGCCGAGTTAAAAGTCTGCCTTAAAGATATGTGCCTGGATTTTACTTTGCACATTCTAATAATGATTGCTCTTACAATATTGAAGGTTTTACCAGACCTAGAGCCACCAAACAGCATAGTGTGCCTCTGTGGGCCTGCCATCAGTTTTGTTGCCTCTATTTGCTTATTGGTTTTCTTAAAGGCTTGAGTCATCGCTGTCGATGTTGATTGAAATATTCCCAGATTGACTTAATTCGTTTTTATCAGACTGACCTAGCTCATTCTTGCCTAGCCAGATAAGCATTGAGACATTTCCAGACATTGCTACGTCGTATTGTTTCTTTCTTATATTGACCCGCATGGCCTCTTTCTTTTGGTCTTTATACTCCGAAAAAGTTAGCCCTGTGCGTTCTTTAATGCGAGCCGCCATTG